GTGGCCGGTGGTCGAGCCAGCCATTCCCTTCGTCGAAGGCTGGGCCATCAGCGCCATCTGCGAACACCTTCAGGCTGTTACAGAAGGGCAGATCAAGCGTCTGCTGATCAACGTCCCGCCCGGTTTCACCAAATCATTGATGACGGATGTGTTCTGGCCCGCATGGGAGTGGGGGCCGCGTAACATGCCGTGGCTGCGCTACATGTGCGCCGCCTACTCCAACCATCTGACGGAGCGCGATAATATGCGCTGCCGCAACATCGTGATTAGCGACCGATACAAGCGGCTATGGGGCCAGAGGTTCAAGATATCCAATGAGCAGTTCACCAAGGTCAAGTTCGCTAACGATCAGACTGGCTGGAAACTGGCGACCTCTGTGGGGGGTATCGGCACCGGAGAGCGGGCGGATCGAGTTATCATCGACGACCCCAACAATCCGATGGAGATGGAATCAGAGGCGATCCGCCACACCGCCATCATGTGGTTTACCGAGATCATTCCAGATCGCCTGAACAGCCCGACCGACAGTGCCATAGTAGTCATCCAACAGCGCACCCACGAAGAGGATATCTCCGGCACCGCTCTAAGCCGTGAGATGGGCTACGAACATCTCATGATCCCAATGAGATACGACCCGTCGCGGCATTGTACGACCGTGCTGGGGTGGGAAGATCCGCGCAAGGTCGATGAGGAATTGGCTTGGAAAGAGCGGTTTCCGCCGGATGTCTGCGATGGTCTGGAGCGCGACAAAGGCCCCTACGCATGGGCCGGTCAGTACCAGCAGATGCCAGCCCCTCGCGGCGGTTCGATCCTCAAGAACGAGTTCTGGCAGCTCTGGCGCGACCCGGTTTACCCCACCTTTGAATACATCGTAGCCTCCTTGGATACCGCGATGACTGCTAAGGACGAGAATGATGCCTCGGCGCTGACGGTCTGGGGTGTGTTCCGCGAAGACGCGATCATGACGGACGTTGGGACCAATGCTCTGTGGATGCCCCGCGACGGGCAGGCTCTCAGGGGGGTCGAAGGCAACCCCAAGGTGATGCTGTTGTGGGCATGGGAAGAGCGCCTTCAGCTCAACGAACTCATTGAAAAGGTTATCAATACCTGCGTCCCCGGCGCTAATCCCGTCCCCCATCCACGGTTCCCGGTCGATAGGCTGCTGATCGAAGGCAAGGCCAATGGCCTCTCGGTTGCCCATGAGCTGAGCCGGGTATTCCGGGGCAGCGGCAAACTGGGCATCGAAGTCATCGACCCCAAACGCTATGGGGACAAATGGGCCAGAGCCCAGTCAGTCCAGCATCTTTTTGCCGATGGTATGGTCTATGCGCCCGACAAGTCGTGGGCCGACAAGGTGATCCAGCAATGTGCCATCTTTCCCCGTGGTTCACATGATGATTTGGTCGATTCTACCACACAAGCTATCCGCTACCTGCGCGAGACCGGCTTTGCCATGAAAAGTTCAGAGTACGCCGTAGAAACCGAGGATAGTTTGATGTATCGTGGACAATCATCGTCCAAGCCTTTATATGGTGGCTACGACTAAATGGCTCAGGATAACAGCAGCTTACCTGTCAATTCACCATACCCAGAGATCATCCCGCCGCAGCTTTCTGTTGTTGGGGGAACAGATAGTGAACAGGATGAGAACGAACCAGCAATACAGATTAAGCACGACGATGGCACCGTAACCGTCAGCTTCGGAGGTGATGAGGACGAAGCAGACGATGGGCCGGAGGAGAAGGAGTTTGATGAGAACCTCGCCCTCGATATGGACTCGTCCAAGCTGGCCGAGATAGCCAGTGACCTCTTGGAAGGTATTGATCGGGATAACCAATCCCGCAAGGAATGGCTGGAAACAAGGGCCTTAGGTATCGGTTTGCTCGGGCTCAAGCTGGAGAAACCCCGCACTGACGCGCAGATGAGTACCGGTGCCGTCGAAGGCCAGTCCACCGTCAGGCACCCGCTGCTGTTGGAAGCCACGGTCTCGTTTCAGGCGACTGCGAGAGCCGAACTGCTGCCGTCGTCCGGGCCGGTCAAGGTCCGCAATGACGCGACGATCCCTCCCAAGGAATTAACCCAGACCTCAGCCGCCCAAGACCTGTCCGACAGCTTGCAGACCAAGGACGATCTTGCTCAGGCGCTTGAGAAGGACATGAATCATTACCTGACCTCGACCGCCAAAGAGTACGTCCCCGATACCGACCGGATGCTGTTCTACGTCGGCTTCGGCGGTGACGGCTTCAAGAAGGTCTACAACTGCCCGCTCAGACGAAGGCCGGTGTCGGAAAGCATCGACGCTGAAGATATCGTCGTCTCGAATTCCGCTACCGACATGCAGAACTGCCCGCGTGTCAGCCACCGCATCATGATGCGGAAGTCAACGCTCAAGCGGATGCAGATCCTTGGCGTCTACAGGGATGTAGAATTAGCTCCTCCACCGCCTCCAGTTAAAACTTCTGTGGATAAAAAGAAGGCCGAAGTGGCTGGAGCATCCGACCTGCCGCTGCGTCCGCAGGATCGCGACTACGAGATCTACGAGAGTTACTGCGAACTCGACCTCGATGAATACGCCCCGAAGGAATTCAAGGGCAAAGGACTTCCGCTTCCCTATCGCGTGACGCTTGAGAAGGCCAGCCGACAGGTTCTCGACATTCGGCGGAACTGGAAAGAGGACGATGACCAATGTCTCCCCAAGCAGTTCTTCGTCCAGTTTCCATTCATTCGAGGTCTTGGATTCTATGGCCTTGGATATATTCACCTTCTGGGCAACCTCACAAACGCACTTACTGCTGGCGTTCGTGAGATGCTGGATGCAGGCATGTTCGCCAACTTCCCCGGCTTCCTCTACGCCAAGGGCGCTGGCCGACAGCTCACCAACCAGTTCCGCGTCCCGCCCGGAGGCGGCGTAGCCATCGACATCGGCTCTCAGCAGTCGATCAAAGACGCCATCATGGCGCTCCCCTACAAGGAGCCGGGTCAGGCAATGATGGCGTTGCTCGACAAACTGGGTGAGGACGGCAGACGCTTGGCCTCGACCGGCAATGCCAATGTCGGTGAAGGCAAGCAGGATGCCCCGGTCGGGACTACGATTGCCCTGATCGAGCAGGCATCGAAGGTCATGGATTCGGCCCACAAGCGGTTACACGCCGCACAGGCCGAGGAGTTTGCATTGCTGAAAGAACGCTTCCGGGAAGATCCAGAAGCCTTTTGGCGTCACAACAAAAAACCTACCATCCAATGGAAGAAGGATCAGTTCATACAGGCGCTTAATAGCTGTGAGCTAGTGCCGGTAGCCGATCCCAATAACCCCACATCGCTGCATCGCATCGCCAAGGCAATGGCGATCAAGGAGCTTCAGAAGGCGAGCCCAGACCTCTATGACCCGACTGCCGTTGATATGCGGATCATGCGAATTGTCGATATTGATCCACAGGGTCTTTTCCGCGCGACCCCCGCTCAGCCCCCGCCAGATCCAAGGATGGAGGCCATCAAGGCAAAGGCTCAAGGCCAGCAACAGCAGAACCAGATCCAGCTTATGGAAACCCAGATCAAGGCCAAGGAAACCGAGGCCAAGATGCTGGACGCCCAACAGGACCGCGCCTCAAAAGAGCGTCTAGCCCAGCTTCAGATCCAATTGGCCGAGATGAAGATTCACCAAGAGCAGATCATCCATCAGTACGATCAGGCCAAGTCTATGGCGGAGATCCACGCCAAGACCGCTGGTGCGGTGCAGGAGCTACATCACAATGAATTGGGTAAGGCGCAGGAGCTGCACCACGCCAACCTAGATAAGGCTCAAGAACTGCAACATTCTGCCGTTGGTCAGCAAGCCGAATCACATGGCGGTGTCGTCAAGGGCATCCATGAGATCGGTATGGACCGTGAGCGTCATAACGCCGAGATGCAACGCGCCCACGAGAAGCACACGCTCGACATGGAGCATGCCAGAGAGATGCATGCCGCCAAGCTAGAAGCTGCGAAAGCCTTGGCGAAAGTGAAGAAGGCCCCAGCCAAGAAGGCTAATCCATGATATCCTCGGCTGAAGCACACAGACTGGAATTGAGATTCTATCACATTAAGGTGCATTCAAAGCACGATGGTCAGGAGTTGTGCGATACGCTTATCAGGGTGTCTCTGTTCAGGGACGGAGAGAACACCGGCTTCGGTAGGGAAACTTTTGCATCTGGAATTGAGCACTCTGACAAGATAGAGTGGTCCATAGGAGAATAGAGCATGGCCAAGATCATGAACACCGGCAATTGGGGCCGCGAGGAAGCGAAAGAACGCTACAACCTCAAGCAATCCAGATTGCCTGACGACAACGCTGCCACCAATGTCGAGACCCCGCAGAACCCGGAAGACCAGCGTGATGTTGGCTATTCCAACAGAACCAAGGGCTGGGTGCGCGGCGCTCCTGAAGGCAAAGAACCCAACATGCACAACGAGACTGCCGAGGATTACCCGGACGGAAACTTCGACAAGCAATCCAGAACTGGAAAACGATAATGGCCCATTCCCACGCGCATCTTCGTGAACATCATCCCGGTCGCAAACGCGCCCATGAGATGAAGAAGCATTTCAAGAGCGGCGGTGCCGTCAGGAAGAAAGCTGATGGTGGCGCTGCGCTCTCCGCCAAGGCCACCGATGACGACAAGGATCTTCTGGCCGAAGGCAAGAAATCAGGTGGGCGGCTCGACAAGTACGCCCGTGGTGGCCGCGCCAAGAAGGGTGGCCATACCAATGTGAATGTGATCGTCGCTCCCCACGGCCCTCATCCAGCCGCAGGTGCAGCGCCCGCCGTTCCTCCGGGAGGGCCTCCAATGCCTCCGCCGGGGGGCGGCGGACCTCCTATGATGCCGCCTCCGGGCGGTCCTCCGGGTGGCGGCTTGCCTCCCGGTCTCGGCAAACCTCCGGGCATGATGAACCGTGGCGGCAAGGTCAAGAAGTACGCCAAGGGCGGCAAGATCGGTATGACAGCCGGAGCTGACTCAG